CTTTGTCCTGCAATTCTTGCTCATTGTTTTTCTTGATGGACTGCCCAAAGTCTGTAAATTTCCGTCGTTCTTCAGGCGTGAGAGATGCCCACGCACTGCGCGGAACGGATTGAACATTCCCGCCGTTGGTTTCGATAATCCCTGCAATGGCGTTGTCGCGCTGGGCTTTTCGTTGCTCTTCGACTTCTTTATAAGCCGATATTTGACGGTTGATGTTCGCGCGGACGCTCGCCTGTTGGCTCTTCGGAAGTTGGCGGATTGCCTTTTCCATCGCTACGGGGTCGCCTGTCGGAATGCTGACGTAGCTGGTACCGCCGCCGCCACCTTTACCCACTTTCATGGCGCGTGCCGCCCAGTCCAAAACCTGCTGCGCGGTCTTGCCTGATAAAACCTTTTGGTTTGCGTTGATGGATTGCGCCGAAATGAAAGACGATACTGGTTGATTCGGGTCGGCTCGCAACAGCTTCGGACCTTCGCCGCTGCCCAAAAAGTGCATAACGTACAGGTTTCGCACATTGACCGGGAAACCGTGTTTTTTGAGTAGGGCGGCATTTTCTTCAACGTAACGGGTCGTCATCTCACGAGCAATCGCCGGGTCTCGTTTCAGTGCTTTGAGCTGCGCGTTAGTTTTGCCGTTGGCGATGTCTGGTCGATATTTCCGTACCATATAGAACCACGTCGAATCAATGAACTGTCCAAGCCCTTCGGCCGTGCTTTTTTTGTTTTTGATGTTTGGGTCGTTTCCTGATTCATATCCAATGATGCGGCTTACGGTATCTTGAACTGGGTTACCTGTCTGCGCCTGCGCGGAATTGATATTGACGGGGATGCGGATTGTGTCGCCGGGCTTGAAGTTGGCGGTAGCGTCCTCGATGATTTGGTCTTGGTATGCCTGCTCGATTTTTTGGCGTGCTTTGACAACGGTATCGCCATGTGCAAATGCGCCATATTGGATGGCAAGGCGGCGGGCTTCGGCATAGTCGCCTTTGTCGATTTTGTCGTCGATTACCTGACTGATTGCCTTATCCGAAGCGTCCATGACTTTCTTTTGCATGGTTTCGCTATCCCAGCCATACAGGTCTTGAAGTCCTCTTGCCGCTGAAATGGCGCGGTTAATGGCCGCGTCCCGTTCTTCGTCCGTCGTGGAAAGTGAAAACGAATTGGCTGCCAATTCGATTTGCGTGTTAAGCGAGGTGTCTTTCCATTTCCTCCCCTCCGTCAGTAAATGCTCGCCGGTTTTGTTTCGCAGGGTTTGGCGGATGCCGTCAAGACGTTGGGTAAACAATGCTTTTTGCACGTCGTTTTTCAGCGTGTCTTTAACCGCATTGGCGTGTTCCATCAAGTAGCCGTCGTATTCATCGACCAATGATTGACCGTTCGGGCGGTTCAGTGCGTTCTCGCCGCGCAAATTTTCATAGCCGTTATTGGGATTGACGCGCAAATCCTGCTCGAATGCCTTTACTTGCGCCAAGGCGTTATCGGTCGCAAGCTCGTTCATTTCCGCAAGCATTTTCATCTGCGCGTTTACAACCTCTTGCCCTGCTGAAAATGCCTGATTGCCTGCACGCGTTACCTCTACGCCAACATCGGGAAGATTTGGCGCGGCAAAGTTTGCTGACGGCGCATTTGCTACGCCGACGCTAAATTCGTTTGATGTCGGTACTCTCATTATTTCCACCCGTTATTCATGGCGTATAACCCGTAAATCGGTTCGTCGGTTTTCTGCTTGCTTTGGAACGCACCCTGTTTCTTCAGGGTGTACCAGTTTTGCGCAACCTGACTGGCTCCTGTGAGCATGGTGTTATGCGTTGCAAGCAGCGGCGAAACCCCTGCTTTCTGCGCACGTGCAAATAGGGCTTGGTTTTGGTTTTGAACGCCCTGTAAGCGGTATCCCCACGCCTCGGCAACTGCGTTTTGTTCGATTTGGTCCTTATCGACCTCTTTCATAAATTCGGTATCTGCCAAAAGCTCCACGGCGTTTTCGCTGGATAAGTCCACGCCGTTCGCAGCCAGTGCTACACGCTGGGAACTTTTCAGACGGCCTGATTTGATTCCAAGCGCGGCTATCTGTTTATCGCGTTGCAAGAAAACGTTTTGCGCCTGTCGTTCGTTATTCTTGGCGTTCATCTCCGCCATGAATGCTTGAAGCTCCGCATTTCTGCGGATGGAACGGGCGGAATAAAACGCGCCCGCAACCTGACCGATTACGCCGATTCCCTGTGTAGCAAGTCCGGCATAGTCGCCGAATTTATTCCAATCGATAGAAGAAGAACTCATGATTAAACCTCCTGAATTTAGGAATTTAACCATGAGTTCTTTGCTTTATATGCAGGCTTCAACCTACGGAAAATTCAGCGGCCACCGACAAAACGGTTATCGGTAATGGGTTTTCCTGCTTGACTTGCATTAATCCGTCATCGTCCCATTGCCCGCCAATGTTGATTTCAATTATGCCGGTCTTCGGTCGGGTTGGATGGCTGTATGCCTCCGTTGTCCGTTGCTTGTATTCATACATCTTGCCGCCGTAAATACCCGCAAGAACCGCAACAGATTCATACACCCGCAACCAAACCTTATTCAGGCTCTTTGTGCGCCCCTGCCCCAGTGCCGCATCAACCTGAAAGGCAAGCGGAAGAGTGGTTATAGATGCTTCTATCGGTAAGCCGACGCTGATAACTGACGCTTCGATTCCGTCCGGTAAGTGAATCGTTCCGTTTGAGACGACCGTTTTCGGCATGACGTTTCCGTCGGCTAGAACACAAACCGTCTTGCCCTCCAAAAGCCCAAGATTGCTTACTGTGCTTATGGGATTCCCGCGATAAGTCAAACCGCCGTCCATGAAGTAGTAGTCTTTCTGGGAAGTGAATTTTCTCGGCTTCATACGCTCGACGTATCGTAAATCTCTGCCGTTTACATGGCGGCGGACAATGGCATAAAGCACATCATCTTCGCCTTCCGTGACCGATGTCACGCTCTCAAAATGACCGTCAGTATCGTGTTTGTGCCATGCGCCGATACTTTGTTCGGGCAGGTATGTCAGCCCTAAAAGCGTACCGTCTGACGATACGCACCAAACGACCTGGAACGGTGATTTTTGCAGGCACATATCGAGGATTTTTTTATTGTCGAACAGGTGGCTTGAGCGTATCGATATATCGCCCGTGATGTAGCCGTTTGCCTGCCAGTTGTAGGCAAGTTCCCGAACATGTCCGCCGCGCGCGGCCGCGTAAATCAGCGAGTTATTGGCGATAATCGGCTGAACCATAGACGATCCGATGTAGGATTGGGGCGATACTGAAATTGACGATGGTGTCAGGTAGTCAGTGTTTAAGGTATTGACGTTCCATTCCGCGCTGCCCGTCATCAGAATCATTTTGTTCAGCGGGATAATATGCTGAATCATGCTTGCCTCACGCGAAGCCAGCTTGAAAGAGATTCGGTCGTCGTCCTTTATTGGTAAGGAATAGCTTAGGTTGCTTTCTGTTCCTGTCTTCGTCATCCATACTTGCAGCGGTTTCTCTCTGGTACCGGCAAATACGCGCCGTTGCTGGAAGTATGAAACAGCAGACGGAAAAGAAGACTGGGTTATAACGGCTCGCTCAAATTCAATGTTCTGTGAGATGCTTTCGCCTTTCAGAATCATGCTTGGCTTTTTGTAACCATAACCGCGAGAGGTTATTAATACGTCCACCATTTGCCCATCTCTGATAATTGGATTCGCTGTTGCGCCTGCTCCACTCCCCTCCTCATCTCCGATCAGGATTGAGAAGCTTTGAGACAGATTCCATTTAATTGCAGCATGGTTAACATTTCTTGTGTATTCCTCCCAATCGTCAGCGGTGCCTGCTTTTTTCTTGTAAACCTTTAGTCTAGGATTGGTGTATCCACTGCCGGGACTTAGAACCTCCATACTCTTTAATTTATAGCCAAGAAACGCCAACGACAAGACAGCCCCGCTTCCCGTCTTGTCTTCAAGCTCGATTTTGTAAGTGACGGTTCCTACTACATTGTCGATGTAGGTGTTAAACGGCGTTCCGGTAAATACTTCTTTTCCGCCGGCATTTGAAAACAAGGTTGTATAACTGCCCTCGCTCTCGATTACCGGCGCAACAATTTTCCCGTAATTGGGGATTGTGATTGGCTTCACACCGACAAACGAATCTATCCCGCCCTGTAAAAAGATGTTGTCGTAAATCGGCGGTGTTGCAGACGTGTCTGCGGCAATGTTGTCGTCAATAAAGTGCAGTTCGTTTGTTTGCCCGATGTAGCCAAAAATGCCGCTTGTGCGTTTGTAGATTTTGTAACGTCCAGCCCCCTCTACTGGTTGCCATTCGATACGGTTGTGATTACCTGTGACGTAAACGTTGTTGTTTATCGTGACAATTTCCGAAGTTTCAGACTCGGAATTTAAGCCATCATTACTGACCGCTGTTACGCAATACTGGGTGTTGTAATAGACTTTGTTCGGGTTGCCTGCATCTCCGCCTTTGTGTGCTTGACCCGTTACTCCTTTGGGTGATCCGATTGCCGCGCCGAAAGTGATGGGCTTAAATTCCCATTGCTTTGCAGATAGGCGGCGTAGTTCGCATGGATAATGGTTACGATGAACAAGCGTCATCACGTCGCCTGACTGGACGTAATGCACGTCGAAAATCTCGTTTTCATTGTATGGACTGGAAATTTCGTAGGGCCGCCCTTCGTCATTCAACAACGTCGCTCCGTTGGTGTGGAAGCGGAAGTACCCCACGCCCATTTCGATTGCAAAGGATTGGTCGTTTGAAAACTGAAACGGAATCAGGCGTGCTTTTGAATAATCGTTACGCGCAACATTCACAAACTCAAATCCCGCCCGATTCTCTGCTGAACCATCGGGGCGGATAACGAAGTTCCGACACTCTGAAAGCCCGTTCCGATAATACGGGTCTTCAATACGCCCAAACATATTTGGCGAAACTTCGCCGCCGATAAATGACTGTTGTAGAAGACGTGTATTTGCCATTACTGCCTCGCTAATATTGCTGCCGGTGTAAATTGGATTTGCTGTGAGAATTGCCGCGCGTCGTTATTTTTCGCCTGTGCAATCAGGCTTTGCACTTGTGATTCGCACATTGCCGCGTACTGCGCGCCGGTATCGCTCTTTATGATTGCGCCTGCCAGCATTGCCGCCAGTTTCCACGATAGGGCAACAGTGAAAACGGGCGTGAATAGATGTGAATTTTGAACGCGCTGCGTGTAGCGAATAATCGCATTTTCAGTGTTTGCCCAAATAATTCTATGACCGTCCGCAGTTGTTTCGCGGGCATGATTGACCGACAGGCAGTCAATATCATTGGCCGCTGATTCGGGGAATATGCTTATAATTTGCAGACATTCCGTTGGTACGGCATAGCAGAACCGCCATTGCTTTGAATTATGTTTCAAAGTGGCGAGCGGTTCGCGCCTCAATGCAAAATCCCATGCGTGAGCCTCTAACAAAGTGTCGCGCGCTATCGGATAGAATCGGGCGCAATACTCTGCTTTGATTGAGTTTTCAGGTGGGTCTATGCTTGATACGTCTGCCGCCTGCCCGATATGGCTTAATGCCAAATTGCAAATATCGATTACTGAAGACATTTTTTCATCCATTAAAAAAGGGCGGTTTCCCGCCCTTGTTCCGTTTCTTTATGCTTCGTCGCTGGATTCCAACAAGGCTTTCAGGGCGGCTTCGCCTGTGTTGCCATGATAGTCAATACCACGTTCATCTAAGAGTGCTTGAAGCTCCTCTTTTGTTAGATTGTCGTATTTACCGCCTGTTGGCTCTTGAATCTGCTCTTGCTGGTCTTCTTGGTCGAGATGGCTAAACCACGATGCAGTCAGGCCATCTTCCACTTCAAAAGTGTCGCCCTCTTCGCGGATTTGGCCGTAAAAGCCTCGTTTAATGGCTACTACTTTCATTGTTTGCCGCTCCATACTTTACGAGATTCGGGCATCGGATCGTTGTTTTGCAAGCCGCTGACGATTGCTGCGTTGATTTTGCCTGCTGTCATTGAACCTGTGACGGCATAATAGGCACGGATATATCGGCGGTGTTTTACAGGCAGGGGCAGAACGTATTGCGCACCCGCTTTCAGGTCGGCTGCCGCAATGGTTACGCCGGTAATGACGTTCGTGAAGTTCGTGTTGTTTTCAGAATCTTGCAGGGCGATAGTCAATGAACCGCCAGTAAATGCTTCGGGGACAGTAAATACGGCGTACAACGGAGACGGGCCATTGCCAAGATTCGGGTTTTTCAAACCAAAATCAACAACGTTGGTCGAGGCGGCAGACGTGGTTACGGCTTGTTTGATGGACAGTTCCAATAAAGAATCAATAATCATTTGTTGCTCCTTATTTCACGCGGGCTTCAGTGGACAACAGGGAATCGGTAACGCGGACCGGTACACCCTCGCCGTCGCCGAAATGAGTTACCAACTTGCCGCCAACTTCGCGCTGGGTAATGGTGTGGTTTGCGCTTGCTGCAATTTGAGCGCGCAACATACGACGCAATGTGCGGTTCATGTAGAACGCCGGACGGCCTTTCAGGTTTGGAACAAGCTCCAAAGCGTCAACCATCAATTCAGGCAGGTTAGGACCGGTTTTCAGTGTCTTATCCAGTTTCTTCACGTCGATGTTCGCAATGCGGACAACGTAACGCCAGTCGCGGACGCACAAGCCATTTTCCCAAACGTATTTGCTTTCGTGGGCTTCGTAGCGGTTGCCCTCGTCGTCATTGACGGTAACGATACCCATATCTTTCTTTTGCAAGCCTGCTTTTGAGCCTTTCGGGTAAATGCAATGGACGGTATCAACACCCCATACAACCAGCCAAATAGAGGCGTTGTCTGCGCCCTCGCCGCCGGCATCGATGATGTTGCGGCCATTTTCGGCAGACTTGTTTGAGAAGCGCGGCGCAAAACCCATGAAACGTTCAGGATTGATGTTGCCGTCTTCATACCACAATGTATCAGCCATTTTCTGACCCATTGATTCGATGAACGGGGCTTCTTCGGACATCAGCCATTGGGCAGAATTGCCATTCAGATTGAGCAATTTTTCATCGACCAAAGCGCGCGCGCCCAGTTCGCCCATCGAGTCTTTTACAGAAACGACGGTTGATTTGCTATTCGGAATACCTTTATACAGACGACGCCATGCGGTATCGGGCAAGCCGCCGCGAACGGTAGTCGTATGTTCGGTAACACCGTTGGCTTCTACGACGACCATATCTTCCAGTTCGTCATGCTTCTCGGAGAGAATCTCGACGATGTTGTGAATGATTTTGCCGTCTTGGCCCAAGCGGGCGGTAACGTCTGCGAGTGTAGGATGGCGTGAGTTCAAGGTTGCCATGTTTTAACTTCCTTTCTTATGGATTAAGATTTTTGGTGTTTGGGAAAAGTGCGCGGGCGTCGCTGTTTTGCGGCGCGCCTGTTGCCGATACGAAACCATCTTCGGAGATGGCTTTGCCGACACGGTAGAACAGGCGGATAACTTCGGGGTTGTTCCCTAGTCGGCTTTCGTTCAGCAATGTTTTCAGTTCAGGTGTAGCGAACTTTTCCATTGCCTTTGCAGCAACCGCCATGTTTTCATTCAGTTTGTCGCCGCCAAATTCAGCGTCTGCGCGAGAGGCTGCAACCCATTCTGCGCTTGCTTTTTCAACGGCTTTGATTTGTTGTTGCGCCAAATGCGGGGCAATTTTGCCCAAGATGATGTCAGCCTTTTCTTGAGACAATCCCGCTTCTTTGGCGGCTTCGGCGTAAATATCGATGGTTTCTTGGTCGTACTCCATGCCATCGGGGGCTTTGAAGTCGTACTTTTCGGGAACTTCAGATTCGGGGGTTGCTTCTTGTTTACCCTGATCGCCCTCGTTGTTTTTGGGCGGCGGGGTGTCGCCTTGATTGCCTGCGGCGCCCAGCAAAGTTTCTTCAGGCTGGTTTTGTGGCTCTGCGCCATTGCCTGCGCCCGGTGCTTCGTTCACTTCGCCTGAATTATCTTCAACGCTCATTGTCACTTTCCTTGCTTAAAATTAAATGAAAATGCGGTGTATGCTCGATAAGATTGAGTAGTCTCAACCCCATATTCCTCCGCCCCTCTTTAAATGCCGCTATGGTCGGCGTCTCGCTAAATGTAGAACGCCATACGCCAGCTTCTTCAAGTAGGTTTCGGATAATACGTCGCCCGCGTTTCTCTGACATCAGCCATTCAAAATCTTCACTTTGTTGCCTGAGTAGCAACTCGTCATTTTTTTTCTTGGCTTCCAGTTCGTCAAAATCAACGTGATTCATTTTATATATTCTGCTCCCGATTATATGCAGGGCTTATTCTGATAACCCTTGCGCCTGCGCTAAGGCTTGCGCGATGTTTGCGCCCTGCCCTGCCTGTTGTAACTGACTTGCTGCCGCCTGCTGTTGCGCGCGCTGCTCTCGCATTGCAGATACGTCATCAGGATTTGTCAGTATGCGTGGGTCAATACCCAGTGAATCAGCGTATATCTCCGCCCACTTATCGCCATTCAGATTGTCCAAAACTTCAGGTTTGATTTGAGCAACGGATGCAATCGCCCCGACAAAGCGGTCTATGCTGTTCACGCCTATGGCTCGCTGCGCCTGCGCCAAGATAGAAACCAAAACAACATTGATATCTTGGTCGGCAATGGCGTCAGGCGGCGGCGGTAAAACGCCGGCATTAACCATTGCATTGAAAGTGATTTCAATGAGCGGGTCGATAAGTTCGTTTTGCAGGCGCTCCAATACGGGACCTAACATTAACATCTTTTCTTCATGCCGCTCCGCAACCTCTGTAGCAGTCATATTTTGAGATTGCTGGGACACCATCAAAAACAGGTCGGCATAAAAAGCAGATTGAATCCGTTGCCGGACGTCGTTGATATCGGCAAGCAGCGGGTTCAAATCCAAATTGACATTGAACGCCGACCGTACCGACTCGCCTTGTTCATCGCCGTTGTGGTACAGGATTCCGCCCGGCAGGAAGCCCGCCGACTGCCCTTTCATGCTCGTCGGCGCAATGATTGGCGGATTGACAGCATAATCAATCCCGCGCAATTTCATACGCTGATTGAATTGCAACTGTTTGACATCGCCCAATGCGGTCATGGCTGGGCTGTTGCCATAGACGTTGTTGTCACTAATATCCCATCTTGGACAGACCGCGGGAAATTGCAGGAAGCCGGATTCACGAAGAACCTTTCCATCCTCTGCTCCAACTTCGAGATATACCGACTTATACGGCATATTCTTCGAGTCTTCCCGATTTGAGTCTCGCTCTCGGCGCGGTTCGATTGCGTGTATGATTTTGACTTTTTGGTCGTACTTCTTGTTTTCATACATATTGCGGGTTGATTCGCTGACGTTTTCAATGCCAAATTCTTCAACCGTTTCGCCAACGCTTTTTTCAAACTCACGGTAAATTGTGTCAACTTCCCCGCGCCAGTTTGTCGCAACCGCATATTCGCCGATTGTCAGCGGGTAACATCTGATTACGTCTTGATAGTCCGGCAAGATAATGCAGGCTGCCGTTCCAAACGCCGCCAGTTCCTGATACATGGAATGAAGCGAGCCGTATATATTGCTTCGCTGGAATACAGACAACATCATATTTTCGACTTTTGCCAGCCATTCTTTTACTTCATGGAACTGGTTCATTTCGTCGTCGTGCATGGCTAATTTGAACCATGGACGGGACGGCGACGTGAGACCGCCCATTAGTCCGGCAGACAAAATATCTAATGCACGGATTGGGGTGTTGTCGTAAATCTTGTTGTGCTTCTTCCCGCCGCTATTGGAATCGCCGTCAAGGAATCACCCATTTCTCGGCAATATGTTTTCCGAGATTTCCCGCCAATGGTCCATCCAAGACGAACGCTCTGTCTTTAAAGATTCCCATCGGCGGTAAATATTTCTGCGTTGGTCTTCCATTTTTAAGCGCCCAGTAACGTTTGCTTACCAAGTTTCAGGCTGTTCGGGTCAATACCTCCCACGCCTGTGAGCATGGTTGAGCCTGAACCTGCCGCGTCTTGCTGCTGCTGACTTAAAACAGATTGCGCGTCAGTTTGTTTTTGATTGGCGCGGTTGGTGTCAATATCAGCCTGCGCTTGGGCTTTTTTGGCATTTTCTTTTGCTTGATTTGCCGAATTGCGATTTGCCGCATCTTGTTTGTTGCCTTGGTAAATCGAGGCGCCAACGCCTGCTGCGCTGACAATGAGTGTGGCGATTGGTATAGCTGCTGGCATATTACAAACCTTTCTGAAATATGATTTCTTCTTGCTGGAACTGAAGCCGCTCTAATAACTTGGCAAAATTACTGCCCGGCTTCGCGTGGTATAGGACTTTTTTTGCGCCCGCTTCTTTTGCTGCCAACTCAAATTCGCGCATCAGTTTCAACCCAGATCGACCCACTCGGTGCGCGGGATGAATGAAAAGTAGGTCATGTTGCGCGATTAATTGGTCGTAATGCGGATGGCGAGATAGGAAGCCTGAAACATATCCGACAATCTCGCCGTCTGACACGGCGGCAAAAACCATAAACACGGTCTGCGTCTCCCAAGTTTGATAAGGTTGGGTGTT